CAATAAAAAAGACGCGCTCCCTTTTCTGAGGCACGCCCATCCTCGCCGCATTGAAGAGGAAAATCTGCACTGCATAACCGGCATCGTCAAATCCTTTCACGATCTGATTGACCCAGCCCTTTGCATTTCCGACGATGATTCCCTTCACATTCTCGGCGATCACAACCTTCGGCTGCAGCCGCTTCGCTGCCGCGATAAAATAAAGAAACAGGTCATCCAGCCGCTGCTTTGCCTGCCCTTCCCGGAATACCTTTTCCGTGTTCCAACCTTCTTCCCTTACTCCGGCTGTGGAAAACACGGAACAGGGCGGCGAACCATCCAACACATCCAGATGGAACAGTTCCTCCGGAATCTCATGATCCGGCAGCTTTACAAAGTCCCGGATATCCATCAGGAAGCTGTACCTCGGATGATGGTTGGTCTTATACACCTTCATCATATCCGGATCGATCTCACAGTTCCCGATCACATCAAATCCCGCCAGCTTGTAGCCCATAGAGGATCCGCCTCCGCAGGAAAAGCAGGATAATACCGTGTGCCCATGCTTCGGTCTCTGCTTTAAATCCTCCAGCTTCCACTTCCAGGGAAACTCAGTTGAACCGGAAACCACATTTCGGGCACTCATATTTGAACTCTTCATCCCCAAACACCTCCGCATCAATCTCCGTGCTGCCGGCCAGCTCTTTCTCCGAACTGCCGCCTGCATCACCGAAAGGAATATCCACCGCCATGCCAAAAAAGTCGAATCCCTCCAGATCCAGTCCTTCCAGTTCGACTTCCAACTTCATCAAATCCCAGGCCGCCTTCTCGCCTGTCTTGTTGTCCAGGAAACGGTATTTCTTTTTCTGTTCCTCTGTCAGAACGTCACAGACCAGACATTCTGCTTCTGACTCTCCCAAGGCCATCAAGGCTTTATATCTGGTATGGCCGGCAATGATCACATGGTTCTCATCCACAATGATCGGCGTGATATAGGAGCATTGCCGGATGCTCTCCGCAACCGCATTCACCGCTCCATCGTTTTTTCTCGGATTATTCTCATACGGAGTGATCTCCGATATTTTCAGTTTTTCCAGCTTCATACCTCGAACACCTCCCCGCAGCAGGGGCATGTCATCACCTTCGGGCCGGACGCTTCCTCATCCGGAAGAGCCGTTTCCGGCTGTCCAAAATCGTATCCCTGAAAATCCACATCACACAATTCTGTGCTCAGCTTCCTCTGATCCCAGGAAGCAAACTCCGCTGTCTTATTATCATACAGCCGGTACTTTTTCTTCTGCGCTTCCGTCAGGTCGGAAGCGATGACCACTTCACACTCCTGATACCCCAGCTTCTTCAACGCCTTATATCTGGTGTGTCCGGCAAGGATCACACCATCCTCATCAATGATGATCGGTGCGATGTAGGAACACTGCCGGATGCTCTCCGCAACATCGTCCACCGCCTCATCATTGATTCTCGGATTATTCTCATAGGGCTTCAACTCTGAAAGCTTTTTTCTTACATACTCCATCCATATCCTCCTAACTCCGTTTCCTTGCCGACAGCAGATGCTCCATCAGGTCATCGTGGGGATTGGCGCCGCCGTACTCCACGGAGCAGTTTTCCTTCACGATCTGATAGATCTGGTACCAGCACTGGTTTACCTGCTTCAAATAATTCTGGCTCATGGTCACATACGGAGAAGTGATTGCCGCCCCTGTGGTCGGATGCTTCGCCAGAAAACCATACTCTGAGATACAGGTCTCGCACTGCACCCACCTGGACACTGACATGGCGTACTGCTCGATCAGCTGCGTATTCACCAGCCGGTCACAGCCCCGCTCCTTCAGCCAGAGGAAGGTAGACTTGAACACATCCTCCGCGCAGAGATCAATGCCGCTTTTCTGTGCCGCCTTCAAAAACTCCTTCACCGGAGGCACGTCCTCGCCGCTGATCTCTTCCGGCTCCGGAAGTTCAATGACCGATGCCGCCAGCCCGCTGCCGATCTTTTCCGTCAATGCCTTGGATTTCCTTCCGGAACCAACCCTGGCACCGCCGCGCATCGTTCCATCTTTGGCCATGTTCCTCACCTCCTCGTCCTCGCAAGCTCCGTTTGAACTGCTTTTCCACCGGATTCTCTGCCGGCAGGGGATAATTCCCCGTTTGATTTCTCCTTTTTGTGCGTGACACCCCCGCGCCGTTCCCTGGGAGCCATACCTGTAGAGATTTCACCCGCCCCTACCCGCGATGGTTTCCCCAGTAGTCCCCTCTCTTCGCGTGTATGGTTGAGTGACACGACTTGCACAGCGCGATCAGGTTACTACGATCGTGCGTACCACCTTCACTCAGAGGCAGCTTGTGGTGGATCTCTTCAGTGGGCACGATAATTCCACGTTCAAAACACAGCTCGCAGAAGGGATGCTCCGCAGCATACTTGTCACGGATCCTCTTCCATGCACGACCATATCTCTTCTTCGTAGATTTATCTCTGCCGTACTTCTCATAATTGCTGTTGCTCAGCTTCTCATGCTCTTCACAGAACCTTTTGTCTGTCAGCTTCGGGCATCCGGGATAAGAGCATGGATGCTTCGGTTTCCTTGGCATCATTCCACCTTCTTTCCCATAGAAAAAGCCGCTACGGTATTTTGCTCCGCAACGGCTCTCTTATCTTTCGCTTTTGCCAGTTTAACATTATCACATAGGCTTACTGTACCGAACTTGATTTTACTGTATTGTTTCCGGAATCGTTATTTCATCCAGAGCATTCCTGTGAAGTCGGAATACATTATCGATACCGTAACCAAGCTCAATAGCGATCTCTTCCCACCTCATATAGGACAGGTACCGCAGTTCCAGTATTGTTTGAAGCTCCGCACTCTCCACAGCTTTGATCCTGCGGATGATATCCTTCTTCAGTTCCACGAGCTTCATCATATCCTGATTGATCTCATTCTCCAGGTCTATGATCTTGATAATGGCATCTTCCATCTTGGAACCATCCCTGTTCGGGCTCTTCGGCATATCCGAATATGTCACCGTTGCTTTGGTGGCCAGGTCATGAAGATCCTCGATCTGTCCTAGCTTGCTCTCGATCCGCTGGTTCAACCCGAAGGCTTGTGATAAATATTTCTTGGCTTCCTGCTGATGTCTGTTCATAAGCTACCTCCGATTGGATTTTTTTCTCCCTCGGATTGACTCTGATTGTCTCACTTCGTCCTGAAGCCTCTTGATCAGGTATTCCCCGTCCACGCTTGTCAGCTGGTTGTACCAGCCGGAACGAAAGAACCTCTCAATCTCCAAGGCCTCATCTATTGCTTTTCGATCCTTCGGATGTGCTTTGATCTTCTTCAGCGCCACCCTGTAATCAGCAACTGCCTGCAGAATAATTGCATTCGCCAATCGCTCATACGGATCTTCTGCCAGATTTTTATTTCCTGCCATAGGCACTTACCTCCGCTTTCACGGCATCGATCAGTCTGGCCTGCGTATTGCCCTTTGCGTGAAGCGCCTTCATGATTCGCTCATCAATCGAATCGGCTGTAATAATATGCTGCACCACGACTGTCCCGGATTCCTGTCCCTGTCTCCAAAGCCTGGCCACCGTCTGCTGATAAAGTTCCAGGCTCCATATCATCCCGAACCACACCAAAGTATTACCGCCGCTCTGAAGATTCAGTCCGTGTCCTGCAGAAGCCGGATGTATCAGTCCCACCTCCAGTCTTCCTGCATTCCAATCCTCAATGCTCTGATCCGAATCCAGCTT